CTCACCAGCAATTATGACAAGTTTACTTGGAGGAGATATTGAATCTCCACAACAAATCATGGATAAAACAATTTTGAGCGAGAGATACGCTCCAATTGTTTAAGATATATAAAAAAATTGGTTCCTTACAGCAAACTATAAAAAGCAATCATTTAATTAGCAAACGATTGGAACCAGGTGGATAGGTACAGCAAAAAGTACACAACTAACTATGACAGTGTTTGATTAATGCGCCTCTTATTTCCTTAGGCATATAAGGTGCGGTTCAAACAAGGTGAAGACTAACATCGAAAATAGTCAAACGTCATACCACCCCAAATAGGAAGTAAGTAGGATGGGTCGAAGGTTTAGTAGACGCTCGCGAAAGTAAAAGCCGAAGACGTAAAAGAGGGTTATTCTGCCGAGAAGAAAATCACGAACAACTATCCCGTTATAATTTAATCCAGGCCCGTAAGCCTGGATTTTTTATGCAAATAGGCCATGTATTTTCGAAACAAACTATCATTTCAATATATAATAACTAAACACGAAATTATGAATAATATTTTAGAAGAAGCAAATCAAATTGTTAATCATCGATCTGAAGAAGCTGATCGTAATTATGGTCCATTTTCAGAAGGAATGGATAGAGCTGCCATGATTTTTCAAGGTATGACAGGAATTGAAGTTACTGGAGAACATATGTTTAAAGCACTGGTTGCTCTTAAATTCTCTAGAGAATCTTACAATCATAAGAAAGATAATTTATTAGATGCAGTCGCATACATTCAAGGATTAGACAACTACATTAACGAAAAACAATCTTAATATGAAAATACTTTTTACAGGTTGTACTGCAAAACAGGTAGATGATGAAGCATACAAAAGAGCTAGAGTAAAACGAATCGACGATAGTTCGATTATTTGCAATTCACTAAGAAAGCAGGGTTATGCCGTAGATCGCAGGCCAGTTAAATGGGGTGAAGATCTTTCTGAATATGGATTGGCAATCGTAGGAGTTGGACAATTTGGTTCTAACAACTACTCTGGTGAAATTTTTAATGTTCTATATGCTCTTAAAGAGGTAAAGAACGTTATTATATTCCATGAAGATTGGAAAATCGATGGCACTATGAAGTCTTGGACAAGTATGTTAAATCAAGAAACATTCGATAAATCAATTGCAAAGAAATGGAGCGATGGAAGACATTTTTATGGAGGTGTCGATAATCCAAACTTTAATCCAACTGAAGCAATCGAAGTTATTCGCAAGGTAGTCGATGGTGAATTTAAAAATGCTTTAATTCCTGCGTTTGACTGGGGAGACAAACAAAAGGTTAAAGACATTATTAAGTCAGAAAATATATTTAATATTGATTTAACTCCATACGTTTTGGATATGTGGAATATTAAATTGGAAGTAGAACCTCATGTAAAGGAGAAAAAACACATGCTTGCTTCTCTTGTTGACCATAGACCATGGGTTCGTAGAAATAAATTAAAATGGCCAGTAGATTACTTTGGTGCAAAGAGTATTAAGGAGGCAAGTCAATTGGCAACTGAAACCGATGTATTTGAAGCTTGTGGAAAATATTGGGGAATTCTTTGTCCTGAATATCCACATGCTGGTTCAGGTTGGTTTAGAATTAGATGGGTTTATGCAGCGATTCAAAAATCCGTACTATTGTCTTCTCCTAAAGACACAGAGGCCTTGGGATTACCTGTAGTAAACGTTGAAAGCTTAAGTGATAGTGAATTGGCAAATTACGCAAAGCTACAGTCTGACACTGTATTATCATTCATGTGGACTAAAGAAAAGTTCGATACTAAAATCTCAGAAATAGTAGATGCAACATGCGATACACTATCAAAGGATAATGAATTTAAAGTTGCTGCACCACTTAAACAAAGCGCACTTTTTTAATACAACTTATATAAAAATAAATTTATGGCAAATATAGACAATGAATGCAAAGATCTGGAAGTAAAAGACTTCTATAATGAATCAACTACACATTTAGCTGATATCATGGAAAACCAAAAGAAAATGCAGGAGCAAACTTACGGTTTTAATTTTGAAGACATGACAATTAGACAAATTATGGATTTCTGGCATGTAAATACACATGCAGTAGTTGATGAAATTCATGAAATGACAGACGCTTTAGGAGGTATTAAAGATGGTAGCGGAAATGCAGTATGGAAATATTGGAAAAAAGATTTTGCCAAATATGAAACTTTAAAGATTTCTGATATGTCAGAAGGAGATAAAAAGGAATTGTACATGGAATGGGTAGATATTTTACACTTCTTTATTAATTATGCAGCATCAATCGGATTAGATGCAAAAACAGCATACAATTATTACTTTAGTAAAGCTGCAGAAAATGTGGAAAGACAACAAAGGGGATATTAGTAGTATCATATAATTAATATAAATTTTAAAAACAACTATTAATGATATTAGATATCGAACAAAGAGAGAAGGATATTATTATATCTTACTATAATGACAAGGGAGAAGTAGCATTTAAACAATATCCTATCGACAAATTCCAAAACTGGTATGTTTGTGATGATAAAGACAGAGCGGCTAGCACTCAATATAAAAATTGGGATGGCCGTTCAGTTAAATTAGGATATGGTAGACAATTTAATAAGTTTTCAATTCTTTACTTTTTAGATTCTCTTTCTGAGAAAGATAAAAAAGAATTGACTGCATATAATATGCCAAAGACGTACTTTGTCGATATCGAAACTGAAATTGTAGATGGATTTCCAAAGGCAGAAGAAGCTAAGAGTAGAATTCTTTCCTTTTCAATTATTACACCAGACAGAAAGGCAATTGTATTAGGTCTTGAAGATATGGATTCAGAAAGTATTAAAAAAATACAAGATGATACCAATGAATACTTTAAAGACTTTGATCAGGATTGGGAATTTAAGTATCATAAGTTCAAATCCGAATATGATATGGTATATACCTTTTTAATGAAATTCTTACCTAAATTTCCAATGATGACAGGTTGGAACTTTATTAACTATGACTGGCAGTATATTGTAAATCGATGCAAAAGACTTCAAATTGATATCAGTGAAGTTAGTATGACTAAGGCAGTTGATAAAACAGATAGTCGTCCACTACATATTGGTATTCTGGATTATATGCAACTATATGATAAATATGACCGTTCTGTAAAAGTAAAGGAATCAAACTCTCTTGATTATGTATCAAGCCAAGTCCTAAAGGTTAATAAAATTAAATTTACAGGTTCTCTACAAGACTTGTACAGAGATAACTTTACTAAATATATTTACTATAACGTAGTCGATTCAGTGTTGGTTTATTATATTGACCAGAAATTAAAATCGATGGAAGTACTTTTAACACTTGCGAATATCACAAATATGCCACTTTATAAGGCAAGTTCTCCAGTGGCAGTTACTGAAGCTATTATGGCTAGAAAACTAGCAGAACAGGGAATGAGAATTGGAAGTGAGGAAAAGAAAGATTCTAATAAAGATGGCCAATACGCTGGAGCATTTGTAAAGGAACCAATTCTAGGATTCTATGAAGGAGTAAGTGCGTTTGACTTTGCGTCGCTATATCCTTCGATCATGCGACAATTTAATATTTCACCAGATGCATACATTGAAAAAATAGGTAAAAGTGAAATAGCAGAACGTAGAAAAAATAAAGAAGTAATTGTATGTGACAATGGTGTTGTATATAATACTGAAGATTCTATTCTTAGAAAAATATTAAGTGACTTATATCAACAGCGTAAAGACTATAAAACAACATCATATGAATATTATACAAAGGCAGACAATCTAAAAAAATTACTCAAGTAAATATTATATATAACTAACAAAAAAATTACCAAACACAGAATGAACGGAAATATTTTTCAAAAGAGGGTTAATATTCTACCTTACGAATACCCATCATTATTAGCATATAAAGACGCAATTAGACACTCATACTGGATTCACACAGAGTTTAATTTTACAACAGATATTGATGATTTTAAAACTAAAGTATCAGATTCAGAACGTGAAGTAATTAAAAGAGCAATGCTAGCAATCGCTCAAATCGAGGTTAATGTTAAAACGTTTTGGGCAGATCTTTACAAAAGAATGCCAATCACCGAAATTGGAGATGTTGGTATGACATTTGCTGAATCTGAAGTACGACACAAAGATGCATACGCACAATTATTAAGAATCCTAGGATTAGAGGACGAATTCCAACATGTAGTAGAAATTCCAGCAATTAAAGATAGAATTGCATACTTAAGCAAGTATTTGGATGGTACAAGAAGTAAGGACAATAAAATGTATACAAAATCCGTATTATTATTTTCATTGTTTATTGAACATGTTAGTTTATTTAGTCAATTCTTTATTATGATGTCTTTCAACAAGGAGAGAAACCTTTTTAAAGGAATTTCAAATGTAGTTGAAGCAACAAGTAAAGAAGAGGAAATCCATGGAAATTTCGGGTCTGAACTAATTAACATTATTAGAAGAGAAAATCCAGAATGGTTTGATGAAGAATTCGAACAATTAATAGATTCTGCGTGTAAGAAAGCATATTTAGCAGAGGTTAAAATTCTAGATTGGATCTTTGAAAATGGAGAACTAGATTTCCTATCAAAAGAAACTATCAAACAATTTATTCAAAACCGTTTCAATAATTCTTTACAAAGAATTGGAATGAAACCCGTATTTGATGTTGATTTTACTGAAGTAGAAAAAAGTTTATGGTTTGATGTTGAGATTCTTTCAACCAAGGAGGGCGATTTTTTTTACAAGAAATCAGTCGACTACAACAAAAAGTCTAAGGCAATCACTGAAGACGATTTATTTTAAAATTAAAAAACATAAAAAAGCTAAATGAGTTACGAGAAAAATTACTGGCTAAATGAGGACAGTAGAACATTTTTATCTAGAGGTTACATTAAAGAATCACCAGAGCAACGAATTAAAGATGTTGCAAATACCGCCGAAAGATATTTAAAAATAGAAGGCTTTGCAAAGAAATTTGAGGACTATATGACCAGAGGTTTTTATAGTTTATCAACCCCAGTTTGGATTAATTTTGGAAAAGATAAAGGACTTCCGGTTAGCTGCTACGGATCTAATGTCGATGATACGCTAGATAGCATTTTAAATGGAAGTAGAGAAATTGGAATGATGTCAAAATATGGAGGTGGTACTTCAGTATTTTTAGGAAACATTAGAGCAAGAGGAACTAAGATTTCAACAGGAGGAACAGCAGATGGACCAGTACACTACGCTAGAATGTACGATACAACGGTTGATGTATGTAAACAATCAGAAGCAAGAAGAGGTGCATGTGCGGCATGGTTACCAATCGAACATAACGATATTTTAGAATTTTTGGATATTGGAACCGAAGGTAATCCAATTCAAAATTTACAATATGGTATTACAGTTACGGATGCTTGGTTAGAGGAAATGAAAGCAGGAGATGCCGACAAACGTAAAGTTTGGGCTAAAGTTATTCAAAGACGTAATGAGTTTGGTTTTCCTTACATTATGTTTAAAGACAACTCAAATAACAATTCACCATATAAAGAATTAGGACTTGATATTACAGCAAGTAATTTATGTTCAGAAATTCAGTTGCCAACGGACTCATTTAATTCATTTGTGTGTTGTTTAGGTTCTATTAATCTATTACACTGGGACGAAATTAAAGAAACAGATGCAATCGAAGTTTATACAATGTTCTTAAATGCAGTAATGGATGAGTTTGTTAAAAAATCTTACAATATGCCAGGAATGAAAAGAGCACATCGTTTTGCAGAACAACATAGAGCATTAGGACTTGGAGTTTTAGGTTATCACTCATTATTTCAGGCTAAATTAATTACATTTGATTCTCTTAAAGCAAAGCAATTAAATCATGAGATCTTTTCTATAATGAAAGAACGTAGTGAAGAGGCTTCAAGATGGTTGCATGATGAAAAAGGATATCGTTCTATCAGACCAGGATACGCAAACACTACCTTAATTGCAATTGCCCCAACAAAAAGTAGTTCATTTATATTAGGACAGGTGAGTATGGGAATTGAGCCAATCAAATCTAATTATTTTATTAAAGATTTGGCAAAATCAAAGACTATTTACAAAAATCCAATATTAATTCAGGAACTTGAAAAATATGGTTTAAATACACCAGATGTTTGGGAAGGAATTTTAAAGCGAGACGGAAGTGTGCAACATTTAGACTTTCCAACAAAAGAAGTTTTTAAATCATTTGTTGAAATTAGTCCGAAGGAAATTGTGTTACAGGCAGCTCAAAGACAAAAATTTATTGACCAATCGCAGTCGTTAAATTTAATGATTCACCCAAGTGTACCTGCAAAGGATATTAATACATTATATTTATATGCACATGAAGAAGGAATCAAAACTCTTTACTATCAATTTAGTCAAAGTTCAGCGCAATCATTTGCAAGAGATATTTTAGATTGTGCAAGTTGTGAAGGATAACAATACGGCAATCTGAAACATGATTGCATTTTAGGACCGGGACTAGTTCATGGAAGTTAAAGCAGGGAATTCGCTACTCCCTGCTTTTTTATGTTTTTAAAAGATATATATAATAAAATAATCTAAAATATTTTTTATTTCATATAAATTAATTATATTTGTATATCAAAAAACAACAAAATTATGAAACACATTAAACTATTTGAACAATTTATTGATGAATCCAATGACATGCCTCTTCTATCTGCCGTAGGAAATGGAAGAGACATTGGAAGATATCGTGGAGCTACAGGTGCTTCTGCTGAATGGGATAACCAAACTGTTATTTCAAATGAATCAGAGTATTCTACTGAAATTCTAACAAATGCTGCATCGGCATTAAGAGATCTTGGAATTCAAGTAAAAGAAAAACCAATACAAGATGGTATATTAACAACTAAATTCGGAGGAACAACATGGACGTATCAATTTAAAGGTGGTAAATGGGTTGCTAGTGTTACGGGTTCTAACGGTACAGCAGAAGCTCCAAAAGACATCTATGAATTTATTAGATTCATGGTCGCTCGAAAATATATAAAATTTAAAGATAAATTAGTAGGAAGTAAATAAAGAACCACTCCTCAGGATAGAATCGGAGGACCGACTCTTAAGAGTTTCAACCTGCCAGTAATGGCAGGTTTTTTTATGAAACAAAACCACTATTTTCTTTATAATACTTAAATAATAATATTTAAATAATTAACATGAAAATCACAATTGACAAAGTAGACCAAAACAATTTCATCGGTTTTGTGAATCGACTTAAAGTAATCGATACATTCATTTACTTTAAAATTAAAGATGGAGTAGTTCAAGCTTCGGCATATTTGCCGCAAAGAGATGCTGTAAAACATCACAGAATCCCGGTAGGACAAGTATTTCAAATTGACGATTCAACTATTCCAACTAAAGAATTAAAAATTGCTTTCTTTGATGCTTCTCGTTTAACAGATGCATTTAAACAATTTGAATTTGGTAATGTTAAAGCTGAAATTGAATTCATTGAAAATGAGGAAGATTTTGTTGCTACTGAATTTAAAATTTATAATGATGAGCTTGAAATTAAATTAGCATGTTCTGAACCTTCATTAGGTTATAAAGATTTAACAGATTCTCAAATCCAATCTATTTTCAATGTTGAAGCAGCTGACTGCGTATTTGACATGGATTACACTGCAATTTCTAAAGTGCGTTCATTATTTGGATTGGACAAAGAAGAAACCTTTTCAATTACTACAAACAAGGATGGAGTAAGAATGAAAGGAAAAACTTACAACTATTTAGTTACTGATGGTTTCGAAGGAACTAATGGAACTGACGTTACTCTTTTCAAAAAGTATTTAAATTTATTAGACAAAGAAGATTACACTGCAAACGTAATGGAAAATCGTGTAGTGCTTCGCTCTAAAGATTCAGAAACACTTTTAACAATCGCTACTTGCCAAAACCCTGAATAATAATGACAATTGATGAATTAATACTAAAGCCAGAGAAAGATCTGACACAAGAAGAGATTAAAATCTTGGTAGAGCATTATTCAACATTGTCTGCCAAATATACTGCGTATGAACAGGCGGTTAAGGTAATGCTTAACTCGATCTACGGTGCATTTGGTAATAAATGGTTTCACTTTTTTAATATAGATATAGCAGAATCAATTACCCTACAAGGGCAATCTGCTATTCTATATTCTGAAAAGATTCTTAATAAGTATTTTCAAGAATTTTGGCATAAAGACAAGGCAGTACATGAATTTTTAAATATTAATGTAAAAAATAGAATTGTAAGACCATCTGTTGTTTATATTGACACCGATTCATGTTATGTACAGTTCGAGGAAATGTATGAATCAATCGAATGGTTAGGAGAAAAGAAGCTTACAATTGACCAGTTCATTATGGAAATATACAACTTTAGACTTAAAGAGTATATTTTTAAATGTATGGAAAGGTATGCTGAAGCCACTAATACTGAAAACTTTCTTGTTTTTGAATTAGAAACAATTGCATATTCTGGAATTTGGTTAGCAAAGAAAAAGTATTTGCAAAATATTGCATGGGAAGATAAAATTGCAATTGATGAAAGATATCCATCTCTTAAAAAGATAAAGACCATTGGATATGATACTATTCAAAGTTCAACACCGGCGATTGCGCGAAAACACTTAACAGAGGCTTTAAAATTAATTCTTTCTGAAAAACCAACTGCATCTTTATTAAAGAAGCTGGTTGATTATTTAAAACAGTGTAAGAAAGAATTCCAATTGGCAAGCATTGACGAAATTTGTTTTAATAAAAGAACCAACAATATTGAAAAGTATATCGTAGATGATACAATTGAATTTCAATATGGACTTAAATGTCCTCCTAATGTTAAGGCAGCAGGATTTTATAATTTCTTAATGAATACAAATCCCAAATTTAAAAACAAATATAAAATGATTGGTAACGGTGAAAAACTAAAACTGTATCATTGTAAACATTCAACTTGTGAAATATTTGCATATCAACCAGGTTCTCATCCATATGAGATTGCACCTCCAGTTGATTATGAACTACAATTTGAAAAAAGCGTAATTGATCCATTGAACAGGGTACTTGTTGCTGTAGGATTACATTCATTAAATAGAAATTTAATTTATTCAACTTCATTATTTTAACATGGATATAAATATCGAAAATCTTACACCAGAACAATTGTCCTATGTTAATTCATACAAAAGAATTAATCAAAGGCTTGAAACATTACAAAAACAAATGACGATAATTCAATATGAGGCACAAGGTCTTATTGAAGAGTTAGAGGATTTAAGAAAAAAAGAAAATAAAAAACTAAAAGATGGCAAAGAATAATTTTACATTCGAGGATTTAAACAAAGAACTAGCTGGAATAAATCCACTGGGATCCGTTATGGACCAATCAAACTTCTCTGAAGTTACTGAATGGATTCACACTGGTAATTATCACCTAAATGCGTGTGTTAGTGGTTCCCTTTTTAGAGGATGGCCAAATAACAGATCATGTTCAGTTGCAGGACCTTCGGGTACTGGTAAAACTTTCCTTACACTAAATTCAGTAAGAGAAGCAATCAATATGGGGTATAGTGTAATTTATTATGATTCAGAAGCTGCGGTGGATAAAGACCAAATGATTAAGTTTGGAATTGATGTTACAAAGGTAAATTACCAACC